GGGCGGCTACTGGTTGGACCGGGCGCTGTTCCCGTATGACAGGCCGCATGAATACTTGAACGAGCCTGAACCCGAACCCATCGGGCTGACCGGCACGGCGCCCAGTGCGGACGGTGACCAGGTAGCTCTGCAGGCCGGCATGGCGTTCATGGACGTCACCACCGCCAGCTTTGGCCACGCCATGCTGCGCCGCGCCATTGTGGTGGCCGCCTGCCTGGTGTGCGTGGGCCTGGGGGCGTGATGCGCGTTCTGCGCCGCGTGGCCGTCAGGCCGGTGCTGGGCGCCATCGTCGCGCTGTATGTGCTGGCGCTGGCGCTGCTGTTCACAGTGCTGGCCGAACCCGCCCAAGCTGCGACAGCCCCAGCCGCCGCGCAGGCCTACCGCCAGCCCTTGCGTCGCCAAGCGCAGCTGGTGTGGGGCCTGGGCGCACCGGTCGCGGTCTTTGCGGCCCAGGTCCACCAAGAAAGCCGCTGGCGGCCTGATGCGCGCAGCCCCGTGGGCGCATCAGGCCTGGCGCAGTTCATGCCCGCCACCGCCGATTGGCTGGGTGGGCAAGACGCACAGCTGGCCAGCCGCGCCCCCACCAACCCGGCCTGGGCGCTGCGTGCCCTGGTGGCCTATGACCGGTGGCTGTGGCAGCGCATACCCGCCACGCCTGATGCCTGCCAGCGAATGGCCTACGTGCTGTCGGCCTACAACGGCGGGCTGGGCTGGGTGCTCAAGCGCCAGGCGCTCAGCGCGCAACCTGGGCAGTGCCTGGGGCCGGGTGGCACGTGCGCCATCAACCCCGGCATCAGGCCCGACGCGCAGCGCGAGAACGTGCACTACCCGCACGTCATCCTGCAGGTGCACCAGCCGCTGTATGCGCTGTGGGGGCCTGGCCTGTGCGCGGATGCGGGTGCGCCGCATGGATGAGCGCTACCTCGACATGGCCGAGGCGTTGGCCAGCCAGGAACGGGCCGAGGCCATTGCTGCCGCCCAGCGGCAAGTGCAAACCCATGGCCAGGAAGAGTGCGAGGACTGCGGTGAGCTGATCCCGCCCGACCGCCGCGCCGCAGCCCCGTTTGCCGTCCGCTGCCTGGCCTGCCAATCGGGCATTGAGCTTTACCGCCGCGCCTTCCGCTCCCACTTCTGCCGCCTCAAGTAAGCCACACCGCAGCATCCACACCGCAAGGCCACCGCCCATGTCCGAAGCCTCAGACGTCAACGCCACCGCCCTGGCCCAGCTGGCCGCTGTGCAAGGCCAGCTCACCGTCATCACCCAGCTCATTAACCATCACCATGAGGCCACCAATCGCCGCATTGACGACATGCGCGGCGCGATGGAAACCCGGCTCAGCGGCGTCGAAACCCGGCTGGGCAACGTCGAGAAAAACGAACGTGCCACTGCCGTGCGCACCGCCGGCATCGCCACCGGCGCCAGCACCCTGGTGACCGCCTTTGTGGAAGTGCTGCGCTGGCAGCGCGGCCACTGAGTCCAGGCCCGCCCACACCGCATGGCCTACGACCGCAGCGTGCGCAACAAGGTGCGCGCCAGCTATGTGCAGATCGGCGTGCTGACCAGCGCCGCCCAGCTGCATGACGTGCCTTACAACACCGCCCGCACCTGGAAGCGCCAAGACGCCGACGCTGGGCACGACTGGGACATCCAGCGCCAGGCGCACCACATGTCCAAGAGCGGCGTCGAGAGCATGGTCAACGCCGTGTTGGGCAAGCTGGCTGAGCAGTTCTTGGCGACGCTGGCCGCGCTTGAAAAAGACGAGCACATGAAGCCCGATGTGCGCGCCAAGATCCTGGTGCAGCTGATGGACGGCTACGGCAAGGCGATCAGCAGCAGCAGCCGCGCCACGCCCAACAGCAACCGCCTGGCCACGGCGATGGACGTGATCCGCTACCTCACCAGCGTGTTCACCGACAAGGCGCCCAAGCTGCGCACCGAGTTCGTCAACGCGGTCGAGCTGCTGGGCGATGACCTGGTGCGTGAGTTCGGTGGCAACGGGGCCACGCGATGACGCGCAAGGCCAAGCTGCGCGACAAGGATTTTCTGGCCGAGCTGTCGGCCTATGCCGACGCGCAGCGCACCCTGATTGATGCCGAGTGCAGCGGCTTTGCCACCGACGCCACCGCGCGAGACCTGCGCCGCACGCGCGCGCAAGGTGACTTCCGCTTCTTCGCGACCACGTACTTTCCGCATTACGTCAAGGCGTCTGAAAGCGCCTTTCACACCTGGTACTTTGACAACGTCGTCAAGCTGCTGGGCGCACCCGAAGGCAAGCTGCTGAACCTGAGCGCGCCGCGCGGCGAGGCCAAGAGCACGCTGGGCACCCAGCTCACCACGCTGTGGTGCGTGCTGACGGGGCGCAAGCACTTCATCCCCATCGTGATGGACAGCTTCGACCAAGCCGTGACGATGCTGGAGGCGGTCAAGACCGAGCTGACCGACAACCCTCGCCTGGCGATGGACTTCCCGGCCGAAGTGGGCCAGGGCCGCGTCTGGAAAGAGGGCGTGGTGCTGACGGCCAACAACCGCAAGCTACAGGCCTTTGGCAGCGGCAAGCGCATGCGTGGCCTGCGCCATGGCCCGCACCGGCCCGACCTGGTGTTTCTCGACGACATCGAGAACGACGAGAACGTGCGCGCCAAGGCTCAGCGCGACAAGCTGCAGGCCTGGGTGGCCAAGACGGTGCTCAACCTTGGGCCGCCCGACGGCAGCATGGACGTGCTGTACCTCAACACCATCCTGCACTACGACTCGGTGGCCAACCGCTACCACCGCCAGGCGCGCTGGGTGCGGAGGAAGTTCAAGGCGATCATTCGTTGGCCTGATCGCATGGACCTGTGGCAGCAGTGGGAAGAACTGCTGCTCAACGACACGCCCGACGACGGCGCCGGTGGCGGTGACCTGGCTGACGACGGGCTGGACGCGGCGCCCAGCGCCGCGATGGCCTTCTACCAGGCCAACGCGGCCGAGATGGATGCGGGCGCCATCGTCAGCTGGCCCAGCATGCGCCCACTGCTCAAGCTGATGCTGATCCGCGCCGAAGACCACCACGCCTTCGACTGCGAGTACCAGAACGACCCGACGAACGACGAGAACGCGTTCTTCACCGGCATGCAGTACTGGGTGCAGCCCTGCCGCGACTGGGTGTTCTACGGCGCGCACGATCCCAGCCTGGGCAAGAACAACAAGAGCCGCGACCCGGCGGCCTGCCTGGTCGGTGGTTTTGACCGCAATGGCAAGGTGCCCAAGCTGAGCGTGGTCGAGGCCGCAGTGGCCCGAATGATCCCGGACAAGCAGATCAGCAAGATCATCGAGTTCCAGCGCGCCTACCACTGCCTGGTGTGGGGCATTGAAAGCGTGCAGTTCCAGGAGTTCTTTCGGCAAGAGCTGGTCAAGCAATCGGCCATTGCCGGCGTGCCGGTACCGGCCGTGCCGCTGATCCCGAACACGGACAAAGACCTGCGCATTGAATCGCTCAGCCCCCACGTCAACAACGGGCTGATCTTGTTCCACCAGGCGCACACCGTGCTCAACACGCAGGTTCGGCACTGGCCCGAGGCCGACCACGACGACGGCCCCGACGCGCTGCAGATGTTGTGGATGCTGTGCGTCAGCCGCTATGGCGGCGTGCCCCGCATCACCACCGGCAAGCGCAAAGCCTTGACGTCTCAGAGCCCATCATGAAACCTGTTCGCGGCCTCATTCAAAAACTCAACGGCTGGCTGGGCAAGCCCATTGCCGGGCCTGACAGTGACCCGCAGCGCTTTTTCGGCGAGCTGTACGCACTGCCCAACCCCGACCCCATCTTGCGTGAGATGGGCCAGGCCGAGCGGGTCTACTACAGCATCAGCGCCGACGCGCATGTGCTGGGCGACATCCGCAGCATCCGGGGCAACTTCCGCAGCCACGACTACCGCGTGCTGCCCGGTGATGAGGGCGACAGCAAGAGCCTGGCCGCCCAGCAGCTGTGCGAGCAATGGCTGCAGCGCACCCAGCCCAACCCCATGTCCGACTGGCTGGAAGTGATGTGGCAGATGGCCACCGCCTTCATGACCGGCTACCGACCGCACGAAGTGGTCTGGCAGCTCAGTGGCGGCAAGTACCTGCCCAGCGAGGTGTGGGACCGGCCCAACCGCCGCATCAAGTTCAACAGCTATGGCGAGCCCATGCTCGTCAGCCGCACCAACATGATGGGCGCGGTGCTGGAAGACCCGTTCCAGTTCGTCATCAGCCGCCACATGGCCACGCAAGAGAACCCCTATGGCGTGGCCGCGCTGAGCAGTTGCTTCTGGCCCTGGACGTTCAAGACCGGCGGCTGGCGCTACTTCGTCAAGTACTGCGAGCGCCACGGCCTGCCCTGGCCCATTGCCCGCTACCCGCTGGGCACAGACGACGAGACGCAAGACAAGCTGGCGCAGGCCTTGGCCACGATGATCGAATCGGCCTACGCCGTGGTGCCCGAAGGCACCGGCGTGGAGCTGCTGACGCCCAACAGCAGCGGCAGCACCAAGCTGCCGCAAGAGAGCCTCATCGACAAGGCCAACAGCGAGATGAGCAAGGCCCTGACCGGCCAGGCCATGGTGGCCGAGCTGCAAGGCGTGGGTGCCAGGGCGGCGAGCGAAACGGCGCTCAAGCGCCAGCTCAGCATCGACGACTCGGTGCGCGACATCGCCAGTCAGAGCATGGCGCAGATCTTCCGCTGGATCACGCTGTTCAACTTCGGCGACGGTGTGGCCCCGCCCAAGCTCGACTTCTACTTGCACGAGAACGCCGGCCTTGAACGGGCCAAGACCTACCAGTTGGCGAACGCCATGGGTGCCAGGCCCAGCCGCAGCGCTCTGCTGCAAGAGCTGGGCATCCCCG